GTAACCCACTGATACCAACACTTTCAACCAATTTGTAACAAATAATTTAAACTTTGTACATTACATTACCACATGTTTGGCCACTAAAACCTATCTATGTATTATCAAAGTTTAATTATTGTTTGTTAGTCAACTAATAAGCAACACCCCGAAGGGTGATACTATAAGGTAAAACTCCTTATAGCATCTTTAGCATTGAATAATACATATGCTTCCTTATCAAGGACATTGCCATTAGCATCTTCTAATCCTTTCTTAAGGAATGCAGGCTTCTTCTCATCAAACTTGTGAGAAACAATAATCTTAATACCTTTACAGGTACCAAAAGCGTGTTTACCTTCAGTAAACTGGTTGAATTCAATAGTTTCAACTTCTAACATTTCTTTAAAATCTTGTAAAGCGATCATGGTAGTTTTGCAGGGAACAGAGGTTTGGTTTTCCTGCTAAATTTAGGTAGGGGGGTTGTTTTGGGGATGGATCAAATCTTCACTCACACAAAAAATTTTACAAAATATTTTACAAAAAATTTTATTAAAAAGCTATATTCTATGTCACCCAATCTTAAACAAATATTTGGTTATTAGATAGTTAATGCTTAACTTTACTTCATGAATTTAATAAATTATAAAGATTTTGATACTACAATATTTGAAGATGAATCAGAAACAATCTGTTTAGATATTGATGGAATTAAAATGTGGACAACTCCTGAAAATTACAGACATCAACAAGAACTATATAAAGCTTGGGAAAACTCTGAAGAATATAAAGAATTAGAATATAAAAGATGGTTTGGAAAAAATGAATTTAAAAATTAAATATAGAACTCCAACTGAGGAGCATACTACAATAGTATTAAATGATGTAGAACATGAGGTTACTACTCAGGAATATATCAATATAATTAGACCTGCAAGTTTTGCTTCAGATGGTCCAAGCTACATGGCTCAAAGATATAAGTTAATAACTGACTATGTTCAGAATATCAATAGTGAACCTAAAGAACAATTTAGTTGGTAATGATGTACTTATACTTATCTCAAACAATGATTGACAAATTAACTCCTTTATTGGGTCCTAATTTAGGATACAATCCAACTAAAGTAACTATTGTAGTAACACCTTTATTTAATACAAATGGCTAGTACTTCAGAATATGAACAACAACAGTTTTGGGAAGATAGTCCTATTGAAGTTATCTTAGGAGATAACTCTATCTGGGAATTAACAAATAATAATAATATAATATATGTACAAAGTAGTATTAATGGACCTGTTTAATAACTTATCTACAGAAGATAAGATTAACTTTTTAAATGATATGCAAGATATAATGTTTAAACAAGGTAAACTAGAAGAATTTAACTTAATAAAAATTAATAATGTCAAAGAATTTTAAAGAAAAAGAGATTATAGGTAGATTACCTGATGGTAGTATCTATCTTAAAATGGGTGTTACTAGGAAACACTATAATGATAAAATAGATTATGAAGATATGGATCAGATTAATGATAAGTTAATCATGGCTGAAAAGATAGCTAGATTCTATTTACTAACAGGAACTAGTCCTATAACTGAAGAATAGATAATATAAATTTGGTAGTGTCAAATAAAAAGTGTATATTTATATGTACTTTAGTTTAAAAAGCTAATCACCAGGGAACACCTAATAAGTTAACACCTGGTTAGAAGTTGGATTGTAAGAGTAGAGTGAGGTTAATCCTGTCATCTTGAAATGAGATTTCTCCAATAGGTACAAAAACAGGTTATGAATGAAATTCTATAGCTGCTACATAGGGTATGAAGTATCCCCCTGAATTAACAGGATCAAAGTAAGCAGACACTAGGTAACACTAGGAGGGTTCAAGACAGATAGATATAAGTTTATAATTAATCCCAACATCTGATGTAAATCTCAGAAGGGGAATATTATGTCTTGTAGATAACTAAGTTAGTTATATAATAAATTTGGTTATAATAACTAATTCAGTTATATTTGTAGTATGGAATTCAAACTTAAGCTACCCATAGCAAATAAAAATAAACTTATGATCGAGATGATCAATCCAATCATAGGGAACTTAACCTCTAAGGAGATTGAGATATTAGTTGTTATTGCCAATAAGCAAATATCTGTTATTGACAAGAATACTAGAACTGATATTAGAATGGCTTTAGACATGGATAAGTTTAACTTTAATAATTACATTAAGAAGTTAAAAGAAAAGAAGGTATTGAAACAAGTAGATAAATTGACACTTAATGTTAATCCTAACTTACTACATATTCTTAAGCATGACTCACTTAATATAATCTTTGCATAATGAACTCAACTAAAAGTAATGTATATGAAGAAATACTGGATGAAATTAAAAGTGAATTTGGCTTATCAAAAGCAGAGCTTGAAAGAATTTGTGATTCTCAGTTTAGGGTTATAAGAGATACCATGTCTAACAGAGAAGGTAAAGTAGTTCAACTAATATACCTAGGTAAGTTTAGACCAACAATGTACAATATAGATTATACTAAATACGTAAAACCAAAAGAAGATGAGTAACTACAAGTCTGCAAAATATGAAGATTTTAAAGTAGGAACAAACTATGAAATTTATCAAAACAAGTGTTGGGTAGTTAAAACTGTTAACAATCAAAAACATTTAGACTATATTTTATTTGATTCAAGAGGAAAAGAACAAGCATCTAAAACTATTAATAAACTAATAAGAATTAAGGAAGATGAGTAAATTTACAGAAATATTAAATGGCTTTAAAAACTTAGTTTGGGAAAGTCCAAAGATTGAAAAGTTAGCAGTAGATAGAGCATTAATTTGTTCAGATTGTCCAAGCAATGTTAATAGCAGATGTGCAGAATGTGGCTGCTTCTTAGTAGCTAAAGTTAGATCTGAATATTCTAAATGTCCTTTATCAAAGTGGTAATAGAACTAGTTTGCATATCTCAATACCCTATACCTGAAGATGCTAAATGTGTTAGCAAGTATGTACCTATGAGGGTATTTCAGAAAAGATTGTTTGTAGTAGAAAGTATGCAAATTGAACAACATGTAAATGGTAAAGGTAAAGTTATGTCTAAGTACACTACTTGTAAGTATGATGGGGAGTATTACAAACTTAAAATACCTTATGAAAAGATTAAGAAAGATTACTTTACTCCGTTAACTATTAAAGGATATACAAAATGAGATATTTAATATTTGTTATATATAAATTTATTTATAAAGATAAAACACTTTTAGAAAGTTATATTCCACGTAATTCTAAATTTAAAGAATTTTATTGGGGTTATGGTAAAATGTATAAAAATTATATAAAAAATGGAAAAGTGTTTCAACTTAAAAGAGAACAAATTATTATGAATATTTATTTTAAATATAGAGATAATAAAAAATTAAAAGAATCTAAAAAACAATTAAATGAAACATTTTGTATTGATGGTTGTCCTATTGAAGATACTCAACCAGAAAGTTATTTAGCTAGAGAATTTGATACTTATGCATAAAGAAATAGTAATACCAATATATGATTGCCTAGTTAGTATTCAAGTAACTAATGACATGAATGAAGCAGTAAGACATATTACAGCTAATTATGGAGTTACAGAAGATGAAGATTTAACAAAGGTTGGTGGATTTTGTAATTCAGATTATTCACCTATAATGGATAGACAAGTTTATTATTTAGTAGTAGGATATACATTAGATAAGAAAGAATACTGGGCAACTATTGCTCATGAAACAATGCACTTAATACAAGAAGTACTAGAATCTAGAGATATTTATTATCTTAGAAAACAACCAAATGAACCATATGCTTACATGTATGGTTACTTTATATCAGAGAACTTTGAGTTCTTTGAAGGTGCATATTCAAAATACAAAAGATTAAAAATTAAAAAATGATTAAAATAATAGATTTAGTTGATAGTAAGATTATTGTAGCTCCAGAGTGTTTGGTTATAGAACCATTCAAATCTATTTGGGAGAAAGATAAATCTAAGGATAAGACACACGCATTTAATATGATTAAGTACACATGGTATTATGCTTCATATAAATCACCTTTCTTTCAACACAGCAACACAGATAGATCCAAATTAATATTAAGTCATATCATTAAAGATGATAAGTTTAAGTTAACTAAGGAACTAGAAGAGTGTATCAAGATGTATGAAACAGTTAACACAACTCCAGCAATGAAGTTGTTTAGATCAGTTCAAGAATCTATTAATAAGATGGAGGACTTCTTTAAAACTGTAGAATACAACGAGGACAATATCAAAAAGATAACAGATAGTATTATTGCAATGCCTAAAGTGCAAGAAGCTATTCAAGCAGCATTAAATAACTGTAGTAAAGAACAAGCATCTGGGGATACTGTCCGTGGAGCTGCAACATTAGGTTTATTTGAATAATTATGATTTGGTTAATAAGAAAAATTAAAGATAAATTAGTAATGATGCAAAAGTATAAATATGCTGGTTACATGTTAGATTTAGAACGCAAATTAAATAAATATGAAAAACGATAATCAGTATATAGTTTGTGTAGATTACTTTCAAAAGACTAAAGAGTTTTCTTACTTAGCAGATCAGTACAATAAGACTGGGATGTACACTAGTGCAATTCCAGGTACTATGGAGTACTTAGATTTCTGGCAAGGAGTTAGAGATATTTGTTTAGAAGGATTTACTAATTCATGTGGTCAAACTATTACAGGACAACATTTCTTTTACTTAAACTTTTGTCCAATATTAGGTCTTAATGAAAAGACTGGAAAGAAATCTAAAATCTTTCCTAGGTTTATAGACTTAGATTATGAATTCTTCCATATGGTAGAATATTGTAGACTAAATCAAAAATCTTTAGTTGCAGTAAAAGGTCGACGTCAAGGTTGGTCTTACAAAGCTGCAGCCATATGTACACACGAGTTCTATTTCTACCCAGATAGTAAAGCTGTAATTGGAGCATTCTTTAGTTCATTTAGTCAAAACACTATGAACATGGTAGTTGATAATTCTAACTTTATTAATACTAATACAGAGTTTAGAAAGCAACGTAATCCTGATCTAAAAGATTTTATTAAAGCTAGATACCAAGCTACTGTTGGTGGTGTTAAAGTTTGGAAAGGATTTAACTCAGAAGTTAAAGCAATATCATTTAAAGATAATCCTACAGCAGCTGTTGGTCTAAGTGCATCTTGGTTAATCTTAGATGAAGCAGGGGTATTTAATAACATTGTAGATTCTTATGGATATACAGAACCATTGATCAAAGATGGTAGTACTTATACAGGAGTAGCCTTAGTATTTGGATCTTCTGGAGATATGGATTCAGGTAGTAAGTATTTCTATGAGATGTTTACTAATCCAGAAAAGTATAACATGCTAGATTTTGAAGATCCATTTAACCCTAACTCAAGAATAGGATTCTTTAGTTCTGCTACAAAAGGTAGGTTAGGTTTATGTCTTAATCCAGATTCTAAATGGTACAAACAACTAATGGTTGATGAAGATGGTAACTCTAACTATGAAGCTGCTCAAGATGATATTGATTATTTAAGAGCTAAAGCTAAGAATGGTTTAGATCCTAAAGCAATTCATAATGTAACTACACAGTTTCCAACTACTTGGAAAGAAGCATTTTTAAGAAACAAGGGTAATGTATTTGGATCACCAGAAATGTTAGAGTGGTTAGGTCATTTAGAAAATACACCTAGTCTTAGAGGTCAAGCACAAAAAGGAGAACTATACTTTGATAAAGGAGAAGTTAAATGGAGATTAGATAATGATCTAGTTTACATAACAGACTTTCCATTAAGAAAAGATCCTAAAGCAGGAGAGAACTTTACAACAAACAGTTGTGCAGTTATATGGGAACATCCTGAGAAACAAGATAATGGAGAAATACCTAACTACTTGTACATAGCTGGATGTGACCCTTATGATCAAGATAAATCAGAGTCTGGCTCATTAGGATCATTCTTTGTCTACAAAAGATTCTACAGAGCTGACAGAACTCATGATATCATTGTAGCTGAATACACTTCTAGACCAGATACTGCAGAACAATTCTATGAAAACTGTAGAAAAATGTGTATGTACTACAATGCTAAAGTATTGTATGAGAACCAGTTAAAAGGTTTAAAAGTATACTTTGAACAAAAGAACGCATTACACTACATGTGTGAACAACCAGGTATTATTAGAGATATGGTTAAAGACTCTAGAGTACAACGTGGTTATGGTATCCACATGAACAGGGGAAGTAATGGTTCAAGTGGTATTAAAGACCAGTGTGAGTTATATCTTAAGAAATGGTTATATGAAGAAGTAGATGGGGAAACAGAAGGGACCAAAGTAGTAAGATTCCAAACAATTAAATCAATTCCATTATTAAAAGAATTAATAGCTTATGATAGAGATATTAACACAGATAGAGTTATTGCAGTTATGTTATGCGTATTACAAACATACGAATTACACAGAATTCATGTGGAAGAGCTATTAGATATGAAATCTACAACAGGTGATTTCCTTGAAAGAATCTACAAGAAAAACCGTATATTTAAAGGAGGGAATTCCCAATTTAATCCAAGCAGAAACTGATGAGTCAAGATATATATGCCAATTTAGGTGGTCAGAATTTACCGCAACAAAAGTTACCAATGTCCAGTAAAGACAAGGAATGGGGTAAATCTTGTATAAACTATTATTCAAATTATAGATATACAAATGGTAGTAACTTAAGATCAGATAGATTTAAAAAGTTAATTAACTACGATTTATATAATGGTAAAGTAAACCATAAAGATATTGAAACTATATGTGATCCATTAGGAGTAAATACATCTGCAACATTTGCAGCAAGGTTTCAGCACTATGATATAATTTCAGAACCAATTAGATTACTAATAGGGGAAGAAACTAAAAGACCAGATAATCACATTGTAATATCAGAATCTCCAGATGACCTCAATCGTAAAACAACTGCTGTTAAAGAAAAGATTTTCCAGGCTTTGCAACAAGGTTTGGCTTATCAGATTGATCCTAACGCTGACCCTAACAATCCTCCACCTCCGCCTGAAGAAATTCTTAAACATGAGAAATACACCCCGTCGGACATAATTGAATCTAAAGCTAATAAGGTATTAAAAGTTCTTAAGAAAAGACTTAACACTAGGTTATTGTTTTCTCAAGGATGGAAAGATGCATTAATTGCAGGAGAAGAAGTTTATTGGGTAGGTATTGAAAATGCTGAAGTAGCTATGCGTAGAGTTAACCCTGTTAACTTAACTGTAATACTTGATGGTGACACTACATTTGTAGATGACGCTATTGCAGTAGTAGAGGAAAGAATGTTAGCTATCAATACAATCTTAGATGAATATGGTGACATATTATCTAAAGCTGATATAGAAAAATTAGAAAATTATACAAGAGGAACTTTTGGTTCTTTTAATACTGCTGGTGGTTTTGAACCTCAGTTTGATGTAGTTAATGGTCAGAATGCTTTTGCAGGAATTACACCAACTAATGCTTATAATGGTAACAATAGTAATAACTATTCTATCAGAGTAACAAGAGTTGAATGGAAATCAATGAAGAAGATTGGTGAATTAACTTGGACAGATGATGATGGTACTCCTCAAACAGAGATTGTTGATGAGGTATTTAATACAAGAGTATTTAAAGAAGCTTACCCTGATGCTAAGGTAGAATGGTATTGGATTAATGAAGCTTG